AAACTTTGAGTAATGGAAACCGCGATAAGTCAGGATTGACGGCATCATAACAAACTGTATCCCGACACGCGATCAGATTGGGGTCAATCTTTTTAAGTTCAGAATTTAACCACTCCTGCAAATATTTAGCTAATTTAAGACATATAGGATCAAGCATATCGAGTCCCCCTTCTTTTCAGTCTAGGGGTTTGCTTTGTTTTTCGGTGTCTTAAAGGTTTGGAGGCATCACAACAGCATCCGGGTTTTGCAAATTGAGCGAGTTTAAGCCTAGCTGATGCCCTGAATAACTCTAAGTTACCCGCTTTTTTCGCCTTTTCAAATTGCTCTCGCTTAGCTTTTTGGATGCGTTCTTCTTCTCTGTCAATTTCTGATAATCCCTCACTTCGTTTAGGACTTGCTCCTTTTCCGAAGCGGTAAGTTTTTTGTAATTCATCTAATACCTGTTCGTAAGTTTCCTTAATAATTTTATCCTGCCCTCTTTGATTAAGCGACAATCTTTCGGCAGCCGCATTGAGATAGTCAGAGACTTTACCTGTTAGCATTTTCTCTTGATCAAATGCTCCTAAAGCTCTTTCTGCCGTTTCCGCTATCTCATTGGATTCGTCAATGTTGATCTTATTGCCAGCCCTCTCTAAATCCTGAGCAGCTTTTGATTTGCCAACGGTAGAGAATAGCCGTTTATCTCTGGATAGTTGCCGTTTAATAGCTGATTGAATTTGGGCTTTTTCAACAGCTAAGGATCGGGTTTCGGGTGTGAATCCTAATAAGTCTAATAAACCCCCTTGAGACTCGGTTTTTGTTGGGGTATTTTTAATCATATCCCCTAGTTCTTCTATGGTGTCATTGTTGATTTTCTTCCCTCGTTTTTCTTCCTTCTCAACTAAGTCTAAAAGGTCTTGCTGTTGACGGTGATCCTTGATTTTAGCCCCAATTACCACAGCCCTCTGTTCGGGGATTTGACCCTGTACAACACGGTTAAATAATGAATCACTTAGACTTGCTAATGCCAGCCCGTCCTCAGCTATACGCTCCCGCATTGGTACGCCTTTTTTCTCTAATTCCTGTTTAGTTACACCGGAATCTCTAAAGAATTTAGCCGCGTCTTGGGCGTTACCTCGACCTTCAGCAATGTTAGTTAATGCACCAATAGCACGGGCTTCCTGGGGTGTTTTAGCGTCAATTAGCTTAACCGTAACAGAGGGAGCATTTAGCTTTTTAGCTAGTGCTAATCGGTTATGACCATTGACAACGTTGACATCTCCATTTCGGGGGTCACGCCATACCTGTAAAATTCCTCCTAAGTTTGAATCCCATTTCTTGACACCGGATAAACTACCAACTTCACCGGATTTGGTTTGTTCACCGATGATTTTATATTGGAATCGTTTGGGGTCAACCTTGATTTTATTCGGGTCAGCTTCGGCAATACCAGAAGGGAGGATGGCTTTAGCTCCCATAGTTTTAGCCGCACTATTTAACTCCTTAGCACGGCGTTTATTCTCTACTTTTCCCTGTAATCTATTAACATCCTGAACTAAACCCTGTTCTGTTTCGTTTAGTTCACCCCCTGCTTTTGACTTTTTGAAAGCCTCTTTTCTAGCTTGAACATAATCTTTAAACTTTAGAGGTTTATCGAGTTTGTTTCCTGTTTTTGGATGGGTATAACAGTTTTTAGAACTGGGAATAAATACACCTTTATTACCGCAAGGATAGGATGCAAAGTTAGCTATTTTGGTTTTACGTCGTCTTAATGTACTGTTTCCAAAGTCAATCATTCTACCAGTCCTCTCCTCACTCCGTGCGAATTGTGCCATGCGAGGATAGAACTTTTCCATCCAGTTCGGGATGTATTTAACAAGACTCGGAAACAAAGTTGGAAAGTCAATCATTCTATCCTCGCACCTTTAAACTAAAGTTTTAACCCGATCATTTTCAATCTTTAGAATCCCTTGTAATTCGTTAAAAGGAATCACACCGACCGAAGTTTCAAACTGAATACCCCAATAAAGGGTATCAACTGTTAACGCATTAGTGTCTAACGGCCCTATATCAAATCGAGCCACAATCCTTTGACTATTACTAGCTTCAGTATCAACAACAATTTGAGTCGGGGTAGTCTTAATAATCTTAGATCGGGAATCATCTAAGTCGGGCAAAGCAATCAAATCTTTAGCTACGAATTTAAGTTTCCCACCCGTTAACCCCGTCCCCGTTACTGTAACAGTGACGGGGATTGTCCTCTGTCTTTCTAATATAAATCCATTTAACGGCGCTCTATCTACAAAAGCATTGATCATAATTAATTTTTCTTTTTAACTCCAATTAATTTTATCAGCTTGGCAGGGATTCTTTTGAGCAACAATTGTGGTTTGTCGGGTGTACGTTCCGGGAGCCAAAACCTTTAACTTAACGCCGGGTAATTTCAGGGTTTGGGTTGGCATCATCGGGTTAGCAATCGGCGGAGGCAAGCCCGGAATATTAAAATCTAGCTGATAACCCGCCACATACTGCCTAAGGGTATACAAAGCATTCCGGTAAAGAATAGCCCCGAAACCCATGTCTCCCCCCATTTGCGGGTTTTGCATTTGCTGAAAATGCACAACCGCAAGGGAAGCAACCGTCAAATCCTCAACAATAGAACTAACAATCTGTAAGGCATCACGGGCGTTTGAAGGTATAGGCAACTCGTAAACAAAGCTCAGGATTGAATTGACCTGAGCTTCAATTTGAGTGCCTTTTTGATCCAACAATTCCAGGTCAACTTCCTTGGCCCCGAAGCTAGATCCAAAAGGAACCCCCGACGCATTTGTACCGAGTTCAAGCCTCCCTCTTAATATTCGAGCTATCCGGTCAGGAGTTGTGTAAATCATTGGATCACAATAGATTCTTTCAATTCATCCCAAGACTTACCTCTAAGGGGGATTCTGGTATCCAAATCCTCAACAGAGGTAAAAGGTTGTTGATCCCGTGCTTTGTCAAGTTTGGTAGCGATCGCAGCACCAACACCCGGCAATTTAGAAAGCTCGTCAATTGTGGCTTTATTAACATCTGTTTTGGGTAAGACAGCACCAACAACAACGGTTTCAGTGGGGTAGGCTTTCGGAACTGTACTCGGAGCCTCCACAGAGAAGGAGATGCTATTCTCAACTTTGACATCTGAATTATTGATGGTTGGAGTTAGCACGGGTTCTTTCACTTCATCCTGTTGGACGATGTCAAGCCGTGCTAACACTTCCTCTGGCAATTCTCCAGGGTTGTAGATTCGAGGGTGATAGATATTCCCTCGATTGACCGCCATTTTAAGAAGTTTTACGGGTCTAGTGGTATCTATCATGCGACTGTCCGACCTCCCAATAAGTCAGGCTGTGGGAAGAAAGGAACCATTTTGCCAACGCAGTAGGAACGGTCACGGGCTGGGGATGTTTGTAATTGTTCGGTTTTGACAAACAGACCGGATCTCCCTTCATTTTCAATTGTGGGGCCGAACAATCGCTTACCCATGCCAGAGGTTAGGAAACAGTAAGAGTTATCGTTCAGATAACGCCCTTTCACTGTTTGACCGGGTGATGTTTCGATCTCGTATTGGGCATCGTAAATCTCTAATTGAGTTTTGGACATTGCCAACTGAGGTACGAGTTTCATCAAAATCTCAGGAGAAACGGCACTAGCCACCCCCGCAGCAGGGACATTAGACAGCATCCCAGTAGAGAGTGCCCGGTTGCGGGTCGATTCTTGGCGACTTAAATGGATCGCCAAACGATTGCTCATCACAATCTTGTCAGGGTAATATCCCTTCTTATCGTAGAAATTGAGCAAATGATCCTCAATATCTTGCAATCCCGTGGCTGTAGCGTACTGATCCCATCGGGCGGTTCCAGTTAAAGCGGTAGGGTACTGATCGGCTGTAGTGGCATAAGCTAATCTGGCAGTTACACCGGAGCGGGGGTCGGTATAGGAGACTTGACCAGACTGTAATACTTGCCAAGTCAGAACGTTTGCAAGTTTGACAACTCTAGGCTGTAGACTGGCAACGGAACCAAACAGCATATCCACAAAAGTTTGCGACATATTGCCGGGCATCATCCGTTTAAATTTCAACATTTGCTCTTGTTTCTTTTCGTCCCAGTTATGGGCGATCGCCAGTTTAAAGAAGTCTCCATCAAACTTAATTAAGCTACCCGCGCCCGTTGAGACAACCTCACCATCGGTAGAAATCACAGAAGCGATTGCTAGGTTTTGTTTAACAAGATATGCCAACACATCAGGGTCATCGGAAAACTCAAGGGTGACAAAATCATCCATCAGTTTGTATTGACTAAGAACCCCCGGATCGGGCTTTTTGCCCATCCGTTGCAGGAGGGATTCTTTATCAGGGTCAACCAGGAATTGAAAAGTATCTTCATACAAAAGTTGAACTTGTGCAGCCGATACAGTATTTAAGAAATCTGCAATGTACATTAATCAAGTCCCTCCGTTAAGGAATAAAGGTTAGTTTTGGCAGTTGGGTTTGAATGTCACCGTCAATGTATGGCAGCGCATTACGGAAGACGACACCACCTGAGTACGGAGCGATAAACTGATCACCGTCATAGAGGGAGACAGTGGCATTTAAAACCCCTACAACAACATCCCCAATCGTACCGATCTTGGCTCCAATTGCCAGAGAAGCGTTACCACCTTGGGGGGTAATGGTTAGGGTTCCGATTGCCGTAGAAACATCAGCAACCGCAGTTCCCAAAGTGCCAGCAACACCCTGAGCTACCGTTACAGCCGTTGTGAAAATGATACCTTCTTGATCGGTAGTGAGAGTTAGAACACCGCCCGGAGTAGTCGCGCGGATTTCTTCTAAGGGAGAAGACCCAGATTGTGCTTTGGTGATAGCCGCTTTTAGACCATCGGCAACGTTCTGATTTGATGCAGCCGTGGCAACGAATGAAATCGGAGCGTCATTGAT